CCGATGCTACATATTTCAAAGCGGTGTACAAAGAAGCTGTCGAGCTTTGTGCCTTCCTTTGTAAGGAATACGGACTGACCGAAAAGAACATCATCTGCCATTCTGAAGGTCACAAAAAAGGCATTGCTTCCAATCACGGTGATGTTATGCATTGGTTTCCGAAGCACGGCAAGAGTATGGATACTTTCAGATCTGATGTTGCGAAACTCCTCAAAGCAAATTCTGCGACAGACGAACTGACCACGGTCAATGATATCGTATGGGAGCTTGCTCATCGTGGTATCATTACCAACAAAGAGCTGTGGTTAAAGAAACTCGAAGAAGATTCAAACAGTTATTGGCTTGCGAGAAAGACCGCAAACTATCTCCGACAAAAGAATATTTGATATTAAGCCTGTGAGGATTATTTCCTTACAGGCTTATTTTTTTTGCAAAAGGGGTGTATAAAAAGTACCTAAAATCTCCGTAAGGTGAAGGAGGTATTTTATGGACGGAATTGAAATTGCAAAACTACAGCTCAAAGGTTATGGTTATAAGAGAATCGCAAAGGAACTATCGCTTTCACCCAATACGGTTAAATCATACATCAAACGACACCCTTTGGATGAAGTGAGGGCGGAGCTTCTTTCCGTTTGCCTTTACTGCGGAAAGGGTCTTGAGCATACACCCGGCAAAAAGAAAAAGAAATTCTGCAATGCTGCGTGTCGTGATAGATGGAAAAATACGCACCCGACCAAAACCGCAGGAAAGCTGACTTTAATCTGTGAGGGTTGCGGTCAGGAGTTTTATGCTTTTCCGAGTCGAAGAACACGGTATTGTTCAAGAGCGTGTTATGAGAAAGCGAGGTGCGGAAATGAAAACTAAAAATTATGAGAAAATATGTGCCTATAAACGAACTATGACCATAGCAAATTTGATGCTTTCCCGTGGCATAATCACCCCGGAAGAGTACCTCAAAATTGATAAAATTATAGCCAATAAATACGGGGTAAATTCGTGCAGTATATATCGGCAGAAACCCTTGATATAATGCGGTTTTAGAGGTAATATGTGACACGGAAAAGAGGTGATTTTATGCAGAGAATTATTGAAAAAGTGGAGTTCAAAATCCCGGTTCAAACCCGTATGGTTCGTGTTGCCGCATATGCTCGTGTTTCAAGCGGAAAGGATGCAATGCTGCATTCATTATCCGCACAAATAAGCTATTACAGCAACCTGATACAAAGCCACAAGGGATGGCTTTACTGCGGAGTATATGCTGACGAAGCAAAAACAGGCACACGGGACACACGAGATAATTTTCAAAGACTTATTGAAGAGTGCCGTGCCGGAAATATAGACCTTATTATTACAAAGTCGATTTCGAGATTTGCACGAAACACGGTCACCCTTTTGGAAACGGTGCGTGAATTGAAAGCACTCGGAATCGATGTTTATTTTGAAGAACAGAATATCAATACGATGAGTGCAGATGGTGAGCTTCTGATGACCATTCTTGCTTCCTACGCACAAGAAGAGAGCCGTTCTGCAAGCGAAAACCAAAAGTGGCGGATTCGCAAGGAATACGAAAAAGGTAGAGATGTGAACCTTCGCTTCTTGTTCGGCTACAACATTTCACGAGGCATTATAGAACCCGATCCACAGACGGCCCCTATTGTTGTTGAGCTGTTCAACCGCTATGTTGATGGTGCTTCCTTTTCGGCTCTTGCAAAAGACCTGAATGAGCGTGGAATTCGATGCTCTTTGGGAGGGGTTTGGAATTCAAGCCGTGTAAAGGAAGTTATAACAAACGAAAAGTACACAGGCAATTCACTACTTCAAAAGAGCTTTGTAAATAACCATTTGGAAAAGAAAAAGGTTAAAAACACAGGACAGCTTCCGAAGTTTTATGCAGAAGAAACGCATCCGGCTTTGGTATCTCCTGAACTTTTTGAAAAGGCACAGGAACGGCAAAGACGGAGGTCAAAGAAATATTGGAAAGGAACACCCATTACAAGCTCGGTGTTTTCGAGTTTGATGCAATGTCCGAAATGCGGGAAAAACTACATCCGCATAACGAATAATGGCTCGGTCGGTTGGAACTGTCCGACCTACCAAAAGCAAGGAAAAGCATTCTGTCACGGAAAGAAAATCCCGGAGACTACACTTGAACAGACAACTGCAGAGGTGTTGGGTATTCCTACTTTTAACCCCTCTGTGGTTGAAGCATTGATTGAGAGAATTATCATACCGCAGCCGAACCATATCATTTATCATTTTAAGGACGGCAGAACGGTTGAAAAGGTATGGAAAGATAGGTCAAGACGAGAAAGTTGGACACCTGAAATGAGGGAAAAAGCTCGTCAACAAACACTACAAAGAAACGGAGGTAAAAGCTGATGGCAAGAACGGTCACAATGATTCCACAGACCTTAAATCAGTTTACGGGAGTTGCGGTGCTTTCGACCGTCCGCAGACGGGTTGCTGCTTATGCTCGTGTTTCGACCGACAGCGAGGAGCAACAGACAAGTTACGAAGCACAGGTTGATTATTACACACGATTCATTCAATCAAAGCCAGAATATGAGTTCGTAAAGGTTTATACGGATGAGGGTATTTCCGGCTTGAACACCAAAAAGCGTGACGGCTTCAAAGAGATGATTGAGGATGCCTTAAACGGAAAAATCGACCTCATCATTACAAAGTCGGTCAGCCGATTTGCAAGAAACACGGTTGACACCCTTATAACGGTTAGAAAGCTCAAGGAAATCGGTGTTGAGGTATATTTTGAAAAAGAAAACATTTATACCCTCGACAGCAAAGGCGAGCTTCTGATAACCATAATGTCGAGCCTTGCCCAAGAGGAAAGCCGTTCACTTTCCGAGAATGTAACATGGGGACAGCGTAAGAGCTTTGCTGACGGAAAAGTGAGACTTCCTTACAAACAATTCCTCGGCTATGAAAAAGGCGAAGACGGACTTCCGCAAGTGGTCGATGAACAGGCTACTTTGGTACGCAGAATTTTCGACCTCTTTATGTGTGGCAAGACCCCGTGCGGAATTGCAACACTTCTCACCCAAGAGGGAGTGCCTACACCTGCCGGGAAAAGCAAATGGCAATCAAGCACCATTTTGAGTATGCTTCAAAATGAAAAATACAAAGGTGCGGCACTTTTGCAAAAACACTTCACGGTTGATTTTCTTACAAAAAAGATGAAGGTCAACGAGGGTGAAGTTCCGCAATACTACATCGAGGAGAGCCACGAAGCAATAATTAACCCCATCGAATTCGAGTGGGTACAAGCGGAAATTGCAAGACGAAAGAAACTCGGTAAAGCCTATAGCGGAAAGAGCGTATTTTCCACCAAGCTGATATGTGCCGATTGCGGAGAGTTTTTCGGTTCAAAGGTGTGGCAGTCAAACACCAAATACCGCAAAACCATATGGCAATGCAACGGCAAATTCAAAGCCGATGAGAAATGTTCTACACCGCACATTTCCGAGGACGAAATCAAGACTCGGTTCATTCAGGCATACAACCGCCTTACCTATGACCGGGAGAGCCTTTTGGAAGACTGCACTTTAATTCTTGATGCAGTTTCGGACTGCACCGAAATCGATGAAAAGCTCAAAACCTTATATGAAGAGGTCGATGTGGTTGTGGAGCTTACGAGACGATGCGTTGAAGAGAACAGTCAAGAAGCACTAAACCAAGAGGAATACCTCAAACGCTACAACAGCCTTGTTGAAAGGTACGATGGATTGAAAAAGCGAATTGCAACCCTCGAAACCCAAAAGCAAGAAAAGCAATTCAAGGGTTCTTACATTTCCGGCTTGATGTTTGAAATCACAGAATATGAAACAGCCATTACCGAGTTCGATGAGCAGATGTGGATGTTAGTAATCGACAGTGTTTTAATACATCATGACGGCAGGATGGTTTTCCGCTTCCGAAACGGAGCAGAAATTGAAGCATAAGCGAAAAGCACAAAAAATCACCGTGGACTTATTGCAAGTTCACGGTTTTTCTCTATTTTCTTGAAAAATACACATTTCTGTGGTAAAATATAGTATAATAATAATTTTTGCAAGAGGAGTGTGTGTTATGTCAAAGCAGTTAGTTTCTGCTGAAGAAGTCAAAAAAGCTCTTAACATAGACAGTTTTCGCAACCTTTCAAAGGATAAAATAATGGAGTTTGTTTCGCTAATTCCGAGCATGGATAAAGAAGTTGCGATTTCCATTATAAATCAATTCCCGGCATACGGTGAAATGGCTACAAAAATGGTGGCAGAATTAACCGACCTCTGTGACAATGCGTTAAAAGAAAATAGTGTAAGTCAAAAAGAGTCTATAGAAGCCTATAAAATCGTCCTCAATCAAATGGGTGAACTGCTAAAGAAAGACGATATTTCCCCTGAAGAGCGTATGGACATCACCAATAAAATGATTATGGTTGCTGATAAAATCGCTGCCAAAGATTCTGAAAATAAAGACTTTTTAGGAAATGTACTGAAATATGGGGGTTCAATTATCGGAGGAGCACTTGTGTTAGGTGCAGTAATATTAGGAGTCAATGTAAAGGGCAAATCCATACCGAAACTCAAGTAATAT